TGATGCGGTACGTGTCCGAGATCAAGCCGCACTTGACGATTATCGACGCCATTGGTACGTCTGTTGAGGAAGCGAACGACTACGCCAAGCTCAACAACCCTGACGTGATGTTCATGGATCAGCTAGACAAGTTCCGCATCGGCGGTGAGTACAACCGTGGTGACGAGCGTCTCAAAGAGACGTACGTCCTTGCGCGTGAGATTGCCAAGCGTAATCGCTGTCTCGTGTGGGCCGTTAGTCAGGCTAGTTACGAAGCGCACGACCGTCAGTTCATCGACTACTCGATGCTCGACAACTCTCGTACTGGCAAGGCCGGTGAGGCTGACATCATCATCGGCATCGGCAAGACCGGGGCGAGTGACGTGACTAACACGGTACGTCACATCTGCATCTCGAAGAACAAGATCAACGGCTATCATGACATGATCAATGCGAACATCGACGTGCAGCGCGGGGTGTACTACTGATGAACGTACTCACTTTCGATGTAGAGACGACACACGTGGAGAAGCCGGGCGGGGGCTATACACCTCTGCCGTACTTTGGTAATCGCTTGGTGTCTATCGGCTACAAGTGGCTGGTCAGTGGTGTGGACTACGACTGCTACTATCACTCGACTCAATCCCCGACACAGGCTGCTGCGGAGAAGTTTCAGCTTGCGCTCAATCACGCTGACGTACTCGTAGGTCAAAACATCAAGTTTGACTTGCAGTGGATACGTGAGTGTGGCTTCACTTACGACGGAGATATCTATGATACGATGGTTGCTGAATACATTCTTTCGAAGGCACGGCGTTGGCCTCTCGGACTTGCTGCTCTTGCAAGGAAGTATGGTGTCACCCAAAAAGAGACTGACCTTATTGCGCCGTATCTCACGGCGGGCAAGACCTTCTACGACATACCGTGGGAGATCGTACGAGAGTATGGAATAGCCGACGTAAAGGCTACGGAAGAGATCACACTGAAACAGCTAGACGCCTTTGGCGTAACATTCGAGGAGTTGTTCGATGGAAAAGGGACTCGTACCCACACTAAAGCTATCGCTTGAGATGACAGACGTACTCGCTCGTACCGAGCAGGTAGGTTTGAAGATCAACATGGACACGCTCGACGAGATCGAGAAGATGTACACAGAAGAATTAGAGACCTTAGAGGTACGGCTCAACGACTTAGCGCGTGAGGCTATGGGTGACACGCCTGTCAGCCTGACCAGCCCTGACGACCGGTCGATGCTTCTCTACTCTCGCAAGGTCAAGGACAAGAAGGACTGGTCGCGTACGTTCAACTTAGGCATGGAGCAGCGCGGCGCAACGATGAAGCCCAAGCAGCGTACCCGTTTCTCGCAGCGTGAGTTCAACCAGACCGTCCGCCGCATGACCGACATCGTCTACAAGACACGTGCCGAGACGTGCCCTGCGTGTAAGGGTCACGGACGTACCCGCGTCGTAAAGAAAGATGGTACTTTCGGTAAGGCCGTACGTGTGTGCCGCAAGTGTGATGGCAAGGGCGTACTCTACATACCGACAGGAGAGGTTGCCGGGTTCAAGATGTCACCTCGTGACTCGTACGATGTCGCCTCTGCAGGGTTTCGTACGGACAAGGACACACTCGACGTACGCTCGTCAGAGTTATCAGGTGACGCACACGAATTCGTAAACGGATACGTCCGCTTCAACGCGTTGCGTACGTACCTCAATACTTTTGTAGAAGGGATCAAGAACAATGTGGACGGAAGTGGTTTTATCCATCCAGAATTCATGCAGTGTGTTACGGCGACGGGTCGCCTTTCGAGCCGCAATCCTAACTTTCAAAATATGCCACGTGGAAATACCTTCGCTATACGGAAGGTTGTCGAGAGCCGCTTCGAGGGCGGCCTCATCATTGAGGGAGATTACTCGCAGCTAGAGTTTCGGGTTGCCGGATTCCTCGCCAAAGACGCACAGGCGTACATAGATGTGAAGGACGGAACTGACGTACACAACTACACGGCGTCCGTCATTGGCTGCACACGACAAGAGGCGAAGGCACACACCTTCAAGCCTCTCTATGGCGGCACAACCGGCACAGAGGCCCAGCAACGCTACTACAGAGCCTTCAAGCAAAAGTATGAGGGGGTGACCCAGTGGCACGACGACCTCCAGCGTATGGCTGTTGAACGGCGAGTAATCGCACTTCCGTCCGGACGCGAGTACGCCTTCCCTGATGCACGGTGGACGAAGTACGGCACGGCTACACACCGCACGTCGATCTGTAACTACCCTGTGCAGGGGTTTGCTACAGCCGACCTCTTGCCTATCGCTCTCGTCGCCTTAGAGAAGATGGTACGCGACTCCGGGATACGCAGCGTGATCTGCAATACGGTACACGACTCTATCGTCATGGACGTACACCCGGACGAAAAAGATATTTGCATAGACATGATGAAACACGCTATGTTGAGTTTACCTTTTGAAACTGTTCGACGTTACGGTGTCACGTACGACATGCCCGTCGGTATAGAAATCAAAGCAGGTAAAAATTGGCTTGACTTACATGAAGTAGAACTGTAAGATGGCCGTTACTGACTATCCAATCGTAAAGGAGTAAAGGATATGGATGGGACACAAATCCAAGAAATGTACAGCGAGATGGACGCTCTCGTTGCTGCGTTGCAGAACGACAATACCGAAGAGCTAAAGAAGCTCACCGGTCAAGGAGAGGGCGGCGGTGATCGCGTCGGACTCCCGCGTCTCGGCATCAACTATGATCAGGAAAATGACGATGGTCATCCGCTCACGCGAGGGCACTGGAAGATTTTCGTGGACGGTGAGTTCTTGTACGCACCGGAAGTGAAGATTCAGAGCCTGATGCGTATGTTCGAGTATTCTATGTGGGATGCCGAAGCTAACGAAGGTCGTGGTGGCTTCTCTTGTAAGTCCGTGCAGAAGCCGTCCTTTGGTGGCACGTTCCCCGACACAGAGGGTGGCAACAAGTGTGGTCGCCTCACTCGTGACGAGGAAGAGAAGCTAAATGACCAAGACCCGGCTTACCTCAAGAGCCGTGCGGTGATCTGTAATCAGGTCATCTACGGTACGATTAGCGGCACCTTCAAGACCGGTGCTGGTAACGAGGTGAAGATCGACAAGAAGCCTATGATCGCTTACTTCAAGAAGTCAGGCTTCAAGCCGATTGCCGACTTCATCAGCGGTCTCGGTCGGCAGGACAAAGTGATGGCTCACTGCGAGATCACCCTCCGCACGCACAAGAACAAGAAGGGCAGCGTGACGTATTGGACTCCGGTACCAACCCTGTCTGGCACTGTTGGATTGTCAGAGGATGACAAGCAGCTTGTCGTGAAGTTCGATCAGACAATTCGCGCACACAACGATTCTGTGTTGCAAGAGTTCAAAGAGGCGCAGAAGCTCCTGCTGTCAGAGGATGACTCTGACTTGGCATCGGACTTCGCGAATGCTTCTTAGCATCCAAGACTATATGAGTCGGGCGATTCGGGGGGACATACAAGTCTCCCCGGAGAACCTCGAACTATTTGTTAAAGAATCTCGTGAGGCCATCGAAAAGCAGTTCGGTGGCCGTAAACGTGACTACCGTATCCGCATGTCCGGCTTGGGCAAACCCCTGTGTCAGCAGGTTTTGGACAAGCACGGCGTCGAGGAGTCGATGCAATATAACAGCATCGCACGTTTTGCGTTTGGTGACTTGACTGAAGCGTTGCTCATGCTCGTCATGCGCGAGGCCGGTATCGACATCGTTGACTTCCAAAAAGAAGTTGCCCTAGAGATTGAGGGCGTCGTCGTAAAAGGTACGCTCGACGTTATCATACGTGGCGACGACGGCAAGGAGCGCGTCTGGGATATCAAGTCCGCAAGCGACTGGGCGTACAAGCACAAGTTTACTGGCGCTGGTGGTTACGAACACATCAAGGACGATGACCCGTTTGGGTATGTCATGCAGGGTCACCTCTACGGTGCCGCCACAGGCTTGGACTTTGGTGGTTGGATCGTCATCAACAAGTCGAGTGGTGAAGTTGCTATCGTTGAGGCGTACGACTGGACAGGGGATGATCGTATCGCCTACATGGTCGAGGCTGCACAGCGCGTCAACTTCCTTGCCGATCCTAACGTGAAGCCGTTCAAGCCATACCCTGATGAGTACGAAACGTACAAGCGGAAGGGCGAGGTACTCCGCACCGGCAACAAAGTCTTACCGAAAGAGTGCGGCCTCTGCGGCTTTCGTGGTCACTGCTGGCCTGACGCTATACTCCACGAGCGGGTAACGTCACAAGCCAAGTCTCCTCCGAAGGTGTGGTACACGCGGCTCAAGACAAAGGAGCTATGATGTGCCCTACGTTTTCATTCGAGACTACGATTTAGAACTCGTAGAACTCAACAAAGATATGCACCATGTTTACGTCGAGTCACACGGGGGTGTGGGCGGCGAACGGAAGACTGTGTTTTTGCGGCAGCACGAACGCGGCTTGCCACTAACATTGCGTAACAATTTCAGTGATTTAGGTGCGCTATCTTCCGAGACGGAGAAGCGTGACATCACAACCGTCGAGGCAGAGATCGGGAAGATCAGTCGCCTTGCAAACTCCGGAGCTAATGTATGCGTCCCACTGACTCGCTTGACAAACGAATTCTCGCCTTTGGAACGTCTGTCCCCAAGACTGGCAGGGTATCTGCTAAAAAGGCTAGCGTCCGTCGGAATGCGTCTATGAAGCAAAGTTCGGCCATGAAGGCCGGATTCCGTTCGACATTCGAGTTGAACTTGGCCCGTGCCCTTTCGGAAAGGGGCGTACCCTACGAGTACGAAACAACGAAGCTGACGTACATACCCAAGCCGCGTACGTACACGCCAGACTTCTACATCCCGGAGACGAACATCTACGTCGAAGCGAAGGGGCACCTCGACAAGAGTGACCGGATGAAGATGCTGCTCATCAAGGAGCAGTACCCCGACCTCGACATACGCTTTGTATTCCTACGAGCGAACAACAAGATTTACAAAGGCTCGAAGACCACCTACGCTGGCTGGGCTACCAAGCACAAGTTTGAGTGGGCAGAGGGTTCGATCCCAGAGGAGTGGTGCAAGAATGGACGATAGAGAGATGGAAGGAATGCTAGAGAAAGCGAGCCTGCTGCCCGAGCGGTGGTATCTCGTCTTCCGGCAGGGCAACGAAGACGATCACGTTATGATGACGGCGTACGATACCTCTACAGAGGATGAAGATGACGAGTACATCCCGGCGGGTGCGGTCATCCTTTCCGGACTCGTCGAACTCATGGAGACGGACTTCGAGCGTGTGATGTCTGCGGGTCTCGCCCGCTTACAGTTCGAAGCTACACAAGAAGCTATGGTCGCAGAGACCGGCAACGGACCGGACGTAAAGCACGATCCGGAAACGAACATCGTCAAGGTTAGTTTTGGGAAAAGACAATGATCAGAGAGAACTGGAACCTCAACAA